GCGCGCACCAGCTTCAGGACGAAGCGCCCGGTCGACGGCGAGGTCGTGAGCACGCCGCCGATGTGATCCATGATCTCCTTGATGAACTGCTCGATCTTGCTCTGCTGCAGCCAGATCATGTTGAGCCCGAAGCCTTCGGTGTAGAGCACATCAGCCGCCGCGCGAAACGAGGCGTCGTCGATGCTGGCCGTCGGATAGCCCATGCCCCAGGCGGCATTCGTCAGACACTCATAGACGATGTGCGCCGGGTTTGCGGCCCCGCTGATCTCTGCCTTCGCGGAGTACCAGTCGCGGAAGCAGCGCTTCACGCGAACGGCCCAGGGCTTCATGTAGGGGTTGTTCGCGGCGATGTACACCTGCCGCAGAATCAAACTCAGAATCCCACGATAGGCTGGCTGCGGCGAGCCGATCTTCGAGACGAGGTAATCGTTTGGTGTCTGCGCCGCCTGGCCAAACGCGGCATCGATGGCACCGGAGACACCGCCTTCGCGTTTCTCGCCGCCGAACAGCTCCGGCATGTTGACCGTGATTCGACCGCTGGCGGTGAGATTGCCGCTCCAGGCCTGGCGCTCGCCGACCTGTATCTCGGTGACGGCATCGACCGGCCCGTGGCAGATGGCGAGGTGCATCCCCAGGTAGTAGCGGTAGCCGACCGTCTGCGATTTGCTGCTACCGCCCATCGTTCACCTCGGAGGCGATGCGTTCTCGGGCGGCGGCGACGACGTCCTCGGCCAGGCTGTCCCCGGTTGCCAGCAACATGGGCGCTGGCAGCCCCTGGTCGATGAACAGGCTCCAGTCGAGCTGGTGGCGCGCGAACCACTCCCGCGCGCCACGATTGCAATAGCCCAGGCGACGCATGTCGCCATGGGTCACCAGAATGTCGGTCATTTCTTTCCACCTTTGGATCTGATTGGCGTGGTGCGCAGATCGCCGTACCACACCACGTTGGCGCTCTTCACCAGCACACTGCCGAACACGACCGGCACGGGACGGCCTTCATCGGCGGTCGGCGCATCGAAGTCTTTGAGTTCTGCGGCCTGGGGCTGTGGTGTTTTGGGTTGCAACGCGTACTGAATCAGTACGCTGACGATCAGAACGGCAATGGCGGCCCACATGGGAATCCCTCGGCACAGTGGTTTCAGTAAATCGGGCTGCCACCAAAGGGGTTCTTGGTCGGAATGAACGGGAATCCGCCGAAGTTGGCGCTGTTGCCGAACTTCGTGTGGCAGGTGTTCAGGGTGCGATCGCAGCCGGGGTACAGATAAATGGCATCGCCAATGGCGAGCCCCGGCGGAACGGCCGACAGGGTGACGGCATCGGCGCTGTGGCCGACGATCATGCGCTTTTCGGTGATGCCGTTGGCCGCCCAGGTCGCATAGCCGCCGGCGAAATGCCCGACGGCAAACCCCGCAGCGGACGGGACGCTCAGCGATGTGCCATTGATCGAGGTGACCGTTCCAGCGACCCGAAACACGACCGCGCTTGCTCCGCAGGCCGTTCCATAGAGCACATGCGGGCAGTTGCGTTGATACAGCCGCCGCAGGCCGATGCGCTGCAGGCTGGTGTAAACCGGCTCGCAGTTGAGCTCGACGACCGACTCGCGCCATTCCGCATTGAGCACACGACCTATCCACACCGCGACGGTTTCGCCATCACCGCGATGTTGCCGGTACAGCGTGAGCAAGGTGACTTCGGACGGCGGCGTCGCGATGAAGCCCTGTGCGACCTCGACATCGCGTGCAAAGGTGATGCGTAGTCCCGCCTTGCCGATCTCCGTGGTCTGTTCGATGCTGCCGCGACTGATCGGCACCGTGCTGTAGGTGTAGGTCGCATACGTCGCCTCCTGTGCGGCGCTGGTGTAACGCCAGGTTTCACCGCCTCGGCGAAACTCGTACAACTCGACAGGGCTGCTGGCATCCGTGGATGCCTCTCGGCTGGCGTAGGTCATGTGTCATCCCGAACGCTTTTGACGGAGATGGACACCTCCGCCATATCGTCAGTGTGGTGAGCGAGTTCGATGGCATCGCTGTCCAGGCGCACCAGCTTCATGAACGACGCATGCCGGATCTGCTCTGGCAGCAGTGCCACGCCCACCACGCTGTCGATAGCGATGCTTTCAGTGCTGGGTGTAAGAGCTGTGGCGCCCGTGATGCGCCGGTAGTACCGCGAGCCCGAAGTCGTCGCGATCATGATGTCGCGCCGCCCAACGGCGGCTGGCACGTTGGCGGCGTAGGCGCGGTTCTCCACGGTGATAGCCGAGTCAAAGGCGCCGATGGGGCTTACTACCTTCAGGTCGGACTGGAAGCTGGGCATCCAGAATGCCGTCAGTCTCCCAGCGCGAGCGGCCAGCCAGGATCGGAACGATGCGATCGCGGCGCGTCCGCTGATCAGCCAACGATGCGTCCGGCGCACGGTGCCAATGCCGGACAGGTCATCGATGGCGCGTCGGCCAGTCAGAAAATCCAGCTCGTTGAGTTTGCGGGCGTAGTCGGTATAGACGTCCTCGGTCCAGTTGGTCGCGGTGAGAAGGACGGGGTAGCCCCGGTAATCCAACGTCTCGGTGGCAGCTGGCAGCAACCACTCGTCCTCGAGCTGGAAGCGGACCGTGGCCCGGCCGATGGCATCGCTCAGGTAGGTCAGGCCGAGCTCGTTCTGCACCCTTGCAGGCAGGACAGGCAGGATCTTGGTGCCAACCGGCCAGGTCGAATCCAGCGGGCTCTTGATGGTCAGCGACGTGGGCAGGACCGCCGTGATCTCGGCGAACTCGGATTCCGTTCCCCGAACCAGTCCCACCAAGCCGCCGACGGTAAAGTCTCGATTCGCAGTCGTCACGGAAATGGACGTCGCGCCGGCAGGAATGGGGTTTGCTGCAAGCGCGACATCGGTCCAAAGCGGCAAGCCGAACACCCGTGCCTGCCAGGACAGCAACAGGTTCTCCATCTTGACGCGCTCGGTGTCCGAGCCGACCAGAGCGCTGTACTCGAAGCTGCGCCTGGCCCCAGCACGCAAACGCACACGCTGCTCAGAGCCAGCATGAGACTCCATTACATCGGTGAGCCATTCCAGCCGTTCGACAACTGGTTGCACCCAGTTCGGCGCAAAGATCCAGCCGACGATGCGACGCCCGGTCGCCAGCAAGGTGGAACTGTCGAGGGCAAACGCAAAAACGAACGTCGCGTTCACGGTAGGCGGCCCATTCGGAGTGACCGCGAGCGTATAGAGCCGCGATTCATTGGCGGCAAACACGGTCGGCGCCGGCGCTGGACCGGTCAGCGTCATGCCTTCCGCACCGGTGGCGGTGATCGAGGCCAGTGTGTTCGGTGTCAGCCTCGCATTCCAGACCTCGATCGTGCGGCTCTGCTCCGATGCCAGGCTGCCGAGGTTGATGCGCCCGGGCAGCAGGTGAACGCGGAAGTAGTAGTCCTCGAAGTAGCTCGGCACTCGCATGCCGGTCAGCGCCCGCTGCGCAGGCACCCAGATGTCGGCGGTGTAGCTCGGTGCGCCTCTCTCCGCTCGTGGCGTATCGCTGGCGGTGTATGGATAGATGGCGGCAACCTGATACCCGTCGATGCTCAGGAGCGGGTTCAGTGAGCCAGCCTGGGCGCGATCGAGCACCATGCCTGTCAGGACCGGCATGTCAAAGCTCTCGAATGAGGTGGAAGATCAGGGGCCGTCGTAGCGGACGGCCATCGCGATCGTCCCGGAGTGGGTCGCGCCGTTGTAGGGCGACGCGGCTCGGCTCGCGGTGTTTTTTCGATACACCGGCGCAATGAACCAGCGTTCGGACCCGAGCGTCAGGATCTGGCCGTCATCGATGTTGTCGTTGCGCGTCATCCGCAGATGCGGAAGCTCCGCGACATGCGACCAGAAGCTGGAGGGCTGCGCCGCCATGATGTGGATGCGCGTCAGCACGGCCTCGCCGTTCCAGTTGTTCGGCTGGGTCAGCAGCAGCGTGGGAACCGCGATGGTGGCGCGTGCATTATTCGGATTCGCCGTGGAGACGCCCACGGGGTTGTTCCACCAGCCGTGACCGTTGAAGTTCAGGTAGATCGAGCTGTTCTGGACACCAGTGGTGTCGTTGGATTGCCAGAATGGTGCGCCCGAGGTGTTGCCGCCACCGCTGCCTGTGCTGCCATTCGAGTCGATCGCCACGCCAGCGCTGGTGCTGATGTCGGAGGTCGCGGTGCCCCAATGCCACACGGCGTTGCCGAGCACGCCAAAGCCGCGGGCCTGGCCGATCGCCAACCATTGCCACCACATCACCTGGTAGTTGACGGCCACGATGATGTCGTCCGGGGCCGTGTGGACGAAGATGTGGTAGGTCACGGGGTAGCTCAGCAGCGTGTTGCCCGCTTGCCCCAGCCGGTTGGTGATGCCGACCAGTTTGGCGGCTGGCGTGTTCAGCGTCCCGCCGGAGTAGCCAAGGGCGGCCTGCACCAGAAGGTTCAAGCCGCTGACCGTCAGGCGACCGTAGATATCGACCTTGTAGAGCATGCTGTTGCCGGCATCCCAGGTCCAGCCGTTGTCGGTTCCGGCAGTGACCACGGCATTGAGCAGATCGCTGGCGCTGTTGGCCAGCCCGGTGACGTAAGGCATCAGGACAGCTCCAGCGCGATGTAGTCGCCAAACGACGTGCGGCCGACGTCCTGGATGACGACGTAGTTCTTACCGTCGATGACGAGTGTGTTCTCGACGACATTGTCGAAGCCGGT